CAAAATGAATAATTGTGTCTATTTGATAAATATTCAAAATATTGGCTATCAAATCATAAGAGCACAAATTGCCTTTTACCAAATGATACCGGTCGGAATTACGGACCTCTTCGCTAACATTTGTCTCAGATGCACAATAATACATTGCGTCTAAATTTACAATGGTTACGTCCGAGTTTTGCTTGAAATAATAGTTCACAAAATTGGAACCAATAAAACCGCATCCACCTGTTACTAATAATTTCATAATAAATATATAATCTAATTTATTTATACATTTATAACGCTTTTAATCTTTTTTGTTTAATTTATTTAGTTCTTCTTTTCTTTCATTCTCAATATCGCATTTCTAACTGATTCTTGAATTGGCAAAACATTGGGATACAAACTTACTAATTTGGTCGTATCTAAACAATTATTAGACCTCTTTGAAGCCAATATCTGGTTCTGTTCTTCTATTGTGAAATTTGTCCAAGTAAATTCTGGGTCTACTATCTCTTTATACATTGACAAAATCTCATTATGGCTAATTATTCCTGGATTTGTTAAGTTTACTGTACCAACTTGTCCCCGTAGAGCCAAATTAATTAAAACTGGTAGTAATTCATCTAAAACAGTCATCGAATTGGGAATTGAACATACCTTTGGATAGTTGATAATTTTTGTAATGAAATTACGAGGACTATCTAATTCATCTGTAATAGGCATACGAATTCTAGCATTCAGTGCAGTTTCAGAATACATCAATTGCATCATTCGATCCGTATATCCCTTTACAATTGAATAGGATGACCCTACAAAATTGGGTAAATCTGACTCTAAAAAACCAGTTGTTGTGTCTCCAAATAAATGCTGTTCATCATACTCAAAAATACATCCAGTGCCCAAATAAGTAAAATGAATGTTCCTTTGCTTGCACAGTTCTGCTAAAGCAATTGGGCTAAACAGATTATCTTTCATATTATCAACCAATTTACCAGGTTTCTCTAGATAATCAATCGTGCCAATGACTTGGTTTTCATAAACACCGTGTGTGCGACCAATAAAACTCATAACGTGTGTCACATTTCCAATCAATTCAAGTTCTCTTTTAATCATATTTATATCATTGGCTCTACATAATGACGTGATACATTTAATATTCATACTTTGTAACAAATCTACTACTTTGGAACCTATCCATCCATTCCCTCCAAAAATTAAAACATTTGGTTCAATCAACATTATTTATACTTATGTATTATATTTAACATTTAAATGCTAATTATTAATAATTGTTTATTTTATAAAGGTATAAAATACAAGTAATTTAATGTCTGCGACTATGTTTACGGCGTTTAGTACCACTGTGGCTGCGTCTAGTTCCACGGCGGCGCTTAGTTCGTCTGCCTTTTGCTGACGCAGAAGCACTTCTTGCAACACGTCGGCGCTGAGAATTAGGTGACTCTGCACCTGTTTCTACATATCTAATTCGTTCAATTAGAAATTCTTGCGCATTACGGTCGTCGAAAATTTCTTCATTTGCTGCTCGGCGGACTTTGTTTAAGCTTACGCCTCTGTCTTTCATTTTTCGTAACAATGTTTCAGCCTTTCCGAAATCATCGTGGCCGTTTGCTCCTTGATTACGTGAAAACGCAACGAGTGCTTTAATTTCACCATATCGGGGTAAATGTGCTGGTACATCGGATGCAGTTTTTGATGCCATTTTATATATACTAGATATTTTATTTGGTTTATTTTGTTAGTTAAAGTAGTTTAAACCATTGAAGAATTAAAACCGTACATCAGGTGTAATATTATGACCTAAATTTTTGTAATATTTTATTTGTTCTGGTGAAAATACTTCACCGAATTCACTAACTATATGTCCATTGTTCTCAACATCATTCCTTGCTTTCCAAGGGTCAGAAAAATTATGATAAAATTCTTGTTTATCATCATTATCATCATCATACTTATTGTTATCTTGGTATGGATGAGACGTATAGTTTTTTATAGGAATGGATTTTGCATAATCTACATTGTTACTAGAAATATTTTTGTATTGGTAATTATGAGCTTTATAGTTGCTTTTTGGAAGATTGTGTAAATTATTTATATTTGTAGAAACATTAAAATCGTTGCTATTCATAATGGTAAATGTTCCATCATTTTTAAAAATATAAACCTTTTTATCTTTCATATAAGTATTATTACCTAATTTCTCGTGACAATTGTTAGCTGTGTATCCTTTCTTGTTATTTGACATAAGTTTATATTATATTATATCTTTAAATAATTTTTTATGAAATATTAAAGGTGTGGTTTTAATTCTTCAAGGGTGTAAAAATGGTATTCATAATTATATCTTTATAATATACTTTCACCTTCGTATTTTTCTTTTATTTTCTCATTTAAAATAGCTATTTGGTCTTGCAAATCATAATCTTTTGGTAGAACCATTTTAATATTTAATCGTTTTCCGTCTACTATTCTTTTTTCATATACAAGATGAGGTTTATCCCTTGTTACAATAAGAGACACGTATTTTGGTAAAGTTGCTTCACTTTTTTCAGGATAAATATCATTTTCTAAATCATCAACTACCTTATTTGCTTGCAATAATTTTTCCAAAATTGAGACTTTTTCGGACTTTGTTGTAGCCCAAGGTTTATGTAATTTTGGATGTTCAACACGAAAAAACTCTCTCTCCTTTGTTTTTTCTTTGTCGTAAAATTCACGATTATAATATACGTATTTTTTGAACATTTCATATGATATACCATCTGGTAAGTCTTTTTTACTACTTCGTTCACGCTGCGTGCCTTCTTTAATACCCTTTGTATTTTGTTCTTGTTCTTCTCTTGTTGCTATTCGTAAATTAGCCATAGTATTATTTAATGGATTTTGGTCAATATGATCAACACTAATATTTTTGGTTCCTTTACCGTTACCATAACAACCTGTAATTATTTGATGGATATATAATATTTTATGTGTATCAATATGTGTTTGAATATAACCATTACTACATTTATAAAATGTTAATTTTTTACAATCATTATTTTGATTTTCATAATCTAATATTTTTTGATAACTTTCAGGACATAATTTAATAATAGTGTCAGTTTCACAATACATTAACCAATATTCTTTGAAATTTTCTTTAATTTTCCACATAGGATTTTTTATTACATAAGCATCCTTACCTATTTCTACATAATGACCAAGTGCATATTCTAATATTTCATTTTTGTCAACGATTTGTTTATGATAATTATGATAAATTGTTATATTTTCTCGTCTTAAATCAAATGGATTATTATTTTTGAATATATATTCAATATTTGAACTATCATATTTAAACATGTGTTCTAAATAGGAAATCTTTTGATTATGTCGCAAATAATAAGGATACGTTTTTTCTTCTGTATCATAGTAAATAAAGTTTTTTTCAAAATTTATAATTGAAAATAAATCAGAAAAATCCATAACTACATATTTGTCATTAAATCTAATAATGCCACAATTTAAATGTGGCTCAAAATTATATGATAATTTGTAATTCATATTGTATATTATATAATATGAATATCTTTAAGTTATTTCTAACTGAAATATTATATTTCAGTTTACTTAATTACTGTAGGCGAGGCCGCCCATTCCTGACATAATTCTTAGCCATTATGTATGCCACTAAGTTTCCCTAATGGATTGGACTGTATCTTAAGCTGTTTCAGGTTGATTAGACCATCATTAACAACCAACACCCGTTCAGTCTCTGACGCCCTACCATATTCTATCATATCGAATTTAGGTAGTAAGCATGCGGATTGCCCAATCATTCTAACTATTACCATACCAGAGTTAAATCTCTGCCACATAACCCTTTCGGAATTATGCTTGGTGTAGAATGCTCTAAGGGGTTTCCCGAACAACAAGGTGTTTTGCAAAATTGAATGTAGTCAATAACAAACAATTTCACTAGCTACTAGCATATTTTGTGAGTGCTTAACCATTTTTTCCAAAGACAAGAGCTCACATTGTCTTTGTAGGTAGCTTTTCAACGCACTAAGAATTTTTACGTTGTAATTTGTGGCATAGACACGAACCTTGGCAGTCTTGGTTCCCTCAACGGTGGCGTTGGAGAGGACAAGCTGCAGGGTAGCGTTATCAATTCTGGAGAAGTTGCAAGTGCCGCTGGGTTGGTGCTCCTCAGGCCTCAAGGCAAAGGAGTACACGTTGATACCCTCATCAGGGTTTCTGGTGTGCGACTGGTAAGGTTGGACCCACGAGAAGTAGGTTCCTTCACGCTCAGAGAAACGATCCTGGCCGTTAAGTTGGAGCTTAGCGGTGACGACGGGGTTTTGGCCCCAGCAGTGGAGGTCCAAAGAGGTCTCAGTCAAAACGAAGGTACCAGCGTCAGAGACGGTGGAGTTATCGAGGTGACCATTGGAGAGATCCCTGAGTTGAGCAAGGATGGTGGGGTCAATGGTGGAGGTGATGGTGGAGTTGACCGGGACAGCGGGGCCACCGAAGTTGGCCTCATTGTAGGGGTTTTGGGCACCGTTCCAGTATCCAGTGAAGCCAGGAGGGATGTCATAGTCAAGAGCACCAGCATCGTTGAAGAGACCACGGGCATCAATGAAGGCACGAGAGTCAGCAGCGACGGAAGCGGGGCCTCCGAAAGCGTGGATAGCATTGGGGAGAGCATCAATGGCGTCGGTGTAGTTGAAGGGCTGGGCACCGAGAACTTTGAACAGGAGAGCATCGCACACCAAAGATGAGCAATAGTCAACGTTCTGATCGGGCTGGACAACCCAGATAAGCTCCTTAACGGGGTGGTTAAAGTTGAGCTTGATCTTATTCGAGGAAGAACCAACAGACTCATCACCAGTGAACTGGAGCTGGGTAATGAGGTACTCGTGGGGGTTCTGGGCGAATCTTCGGCGCTCGTCAGTGTCCAAGAAGACATAGTCGACGTACAAAGATGCAGCAACGAGTGATTGGTTATAGGCAATGGCGGCAGGAACGGGGCGTCCGGGAGTGTATTGGTTGGCAGCATAGCCAGCGGAGGCAGTTCTGCTTCCAGCGGGGTCGTTAGCGACAGCACCAGAGT